ATAGGCGCACTAACTTCCAATTTCAATAGAACGCATTTTTAAAATAAGTATAAATAGTAACCCTACTCTTATACAAGCTCCGTAACTGATAACTCGGTAAGCTATAAGAGAGGGGTTTCTAAACAATATTTAAGATTCGAGGCACAGTCATTTGACTTGTGCTACGCTACCGAAATGATAAGTGACCTCACACGAGGATTTTTTTAAACTTAAAACAAAAACTATGAATAAACTATCTCTAGTAAGAGGATTCCAATCAGCTTGTGGTCAAGAATTAAATGAGAAACCAACTCTGCCAAGCAAAGAAGCAATGAAACTTAGAATTGAACTTCTTAAAGAAGAGGTTAAGGAATTAGAGGATGCTTTTAAAGCTAATGATCTAGTAGAAGTATTAGATGCTTTTGTAGATATTGACTATATCCTAAAAGGAGGAGTTAATGAATGTGGTCTTCAAGACTCAGTAGAAGAGGCTTTCTTATTAGTTCACGAGAACAATATGACTAAAGTTGGAGAAGATGGAAAAGTAGTTAAGGATAAAAATGGAAAAGTGATTAAGCCTAAAGGTTTTATCCCAGTTAGTCTTAACCACTTAATTGATTTTCCAAAGAAAAAGAAATCTTGGATTAAATAATGTTTATAAAGAGGGGTTATTCAGCCCCTCTTTTTTCTCTTACATATTTAGCGTATTCTCTTATTGTTTCTTTATTTAACACTCCTTCTTCCTCTAGAGCTTTTATAGTTCCAATTGTTCCAGGACTATCAAAGTCTTGCATTAATAATCCTCCTACTAAACTATATAAAGCTACTCCTCTTGGTTTCCCACTACTAAACTTAGATAATGATTTGAAATTATCTGTTTCTTCCTTTATTAGGTCTGTAGCCATTTTATCAAGGTCATTCTTTATAGCTTCTGAAACATCATAACTTGTTTTTTCATAATGTTCAATTCTACTTAGAAGTTTATCTATAGATTTATTAGACTCCTCTTTATCTCCAGATTTAATTGCATCAATATACTTTTTCAAGTAATTATTCTTAATATCATTAAGAGCATCAGTTCGTTCTTGTTGGAAAATCTCAGTTTGCTTAGATGCAGAGTATCCAGTTTCAAACCAAGTTTTTAGTTGGCTATCTATAAATTGAACCTTTCTATCTGTCAAAGCATCTTCTATAAATCTTCTTCTCTCAATAGGGTCTTTAATACTCATAGCGTGAATAGACTGTTTTGTACTTAGATTTACCATTTCATCAGCTCTATTTTTAACAGATTCTATATAGTCTCTGTGTTTAATTCTCTCTGATTCTGGTATTTGTAAAGACAAACCTTTTATTCTAACCATGTTTGAATAATCACTATTAATCATTACAGCAATATTTGCTCCAATATCTAAAAATCTTTTAATAGGAATGTTTGTAGTAGCTTGAATACCAGCAGCTGTTCTCTCTAATACAGTTCTCTTGCCTTTTGAATCTATAGCAGCCTTAATGTCTCTTACCTTAACTCCTAATCCAGGTGCTAGATCTGATGCATATTTAATTATAATATCATTATCACTTTTATTATACTTCATTCTCATTCCAACTGCTTCTGGAGCATATTCTTCCAAGAAGTAATCCTTAGTCATTGCTACTACCTTACCTACAATTGTTAATTGCTCTAAAGCATTGTTTAATGCGTCATTAGCTAATTTAATTGCTGGGTCGTCATCGTCGTCAAAAGCTCCTCTTAATAAAGCTCCAGTTAAAGTAAATATTGTTGGTGCTAAAGTTCCAAAATACATTACTTTAAGTATATTTTCCTTCTTGTTTCCTCTTCCGTTTTTTAAGTCTCTAAATGCCTTCACAGCCATCTCTCCTGCTTGAAGCGATGAAGATGAAAATGCAGTTGCACCCATAGCTCTAAGAATAGGATTCCTTCTGAAGTCACTTAAATACGCTTCTTGAGACGATTGTTGAGTTCTTTCTGTAGACCTAGCTAAATCAAGCATAGCTTCTTTAGTTGCTTTTGCATCAGCATCAGCGGCATTCATAGTCCTTTTATACTCTTTTAGTTTCGCTTCGTATTTAACCCCAAAAAAAGCAGCTCCACCATAAACAACAGAAGCAGCATCTGATAACGATGTCAAGAACATTGTGTCAGATACAGTATCCCCAACAACCCCTCCAAAAGAAAACATCCCTCCTTCTGTAGATAGTCTTCTCAACATAGCCGCATCATATTCGTGATTAGACATATTAATCCTATTTGAAGTATAATTACTATTCAATACTTTAGTAGCATATTCTCTATATTTTTTTCCGTCTTTAAGTATATTTAAGAACTGCTTTCTTTCTGTCATATTGTCAAGAGATACAAGAAAACTTGGAGCTGAAGAAAGCTGAGATACTGCTGATGTTGGATTAAGCAACAATACATTTACAGCTCCTAAAGATAAGAAACTTGAGCCTGGTTTATTTCTCTCAAGTATTACATCTACAACTTTATCGTTTGACTGCTTAACCCATTCTTCTCCAAATTGTTGAGTAAGTATTCTACTAGAGTGGTTTCCATTAAAAATAGCAGAAAAGTCACTTAATAAATCAGTACCTTCTATAAATCTAGACACATTCTTAACATAATTGTCAAATGACTCTTGATATGATTTTAGTATCAAATTACCACCACCTTTTCTCTCTAATAAATTAGGGAAAGCCAGTCCAGGATTATATACTCTGTTTTGGTCTAAAATAGTAGTTGCCTCTACATTTTTTGAAGATGTTTTCTCAGCACTTATAGGAACGTAAGGAATTATTTTAGGAATATTGTTTCCGTAAAACGCTCTTAATATAGACATGTATTGAGCTGTCTGTGCATTTGCTATAACTTGGTCTCCCTTGTTTTTAGCTAACGAAGATGCTCTATACTCGTCTTCTGTCATATACTCTCCAAAATTCAAGTCTTTTCCGATCTCATCCATCTTAGCAGCTAAGTCAACAGCTATAGAGGCATAAGTTTCAACTAAAGCATCAGCTCTTTTCTTTAACTCTGGATTCTGATTAACATGTTCTATAACTTTTAAAGCATCTTCTAGATTAAATCTTCCATCCTTCATGAATGTCTTAGTTAAGAAATCGTAATCTCTTAAAGAGTTATACAAATTAATTACTTCTGAGTTAGTAGCTCCTTCAAATAAATTTAAATTATCTCCTTTTCTATCGTTTAAAACCAAAGATGTTTTACCAAATTCTAAGTTCTCTACATCTCCTTTTTTAGCTATAGTTACGCCACCTAAACTTAACCCTTCCTTTTTAGAAAATACCCTAGCTGTTTTAAGTAAGTTTGATTTAAACAATTTTGCCAATGTTTTTTTACCTACTTGTTGTCCGTAAATTTTGTCATTTAATATTCTAGAATAGTTTGTAGACCTATCATCGACTCTATTTTTAAAATCCTCTAATTTTTTAAATACATTATTATTGAAGAAATCTTGTGATTCAGTATCACTTAATAGGTCATAAAACCTATATGTAATACTAAAGCTAAAATTAGGTATTTTAGATATGCTAGAATAAATAGATTTAGCTATAGATGAAGCACCAATAGACCCAATAAAACGCTTACCAGCACTTTGAATAGTTGCGTTTTCAGTTATTACAGTTCCTTTCTGAGGACTCATACCTATCGTGCTTTCAGCATCTTCTGGGAAGAATACAGTTCCATCTTCTAGTATAACTATCTTTCTATCTTTAAGAGTTTTATGAACATCTATATTATCACTCTCAACACCTTGCTTAAACTTTCTTTCAAATCTAACAATAGCTTCTGCCTCTAAGTCTCTACGTCTTCTTTTAGCAACTTCATTCATTGCATTTCTATCAGCTCTACCAGTAGATAATACATCAGATATGTCTTTATATAATTGAGTTAGCTGTGCTGTATTCATAGAGTTTAAATCTATCTTTCTAGCATTAACAAGATATGCTTTAGCTGCCAATGTTACTTCTATTTTTTTGACACCATCTCCACTAACAATCTTTTTATTAGATATATTTTCTTTTATTGATTTTATCAACTTTTTCTTTAAACCAGCATCAGTTCTTTTAGCAACTCTACCTATTAGTTTATTTGCGGATTCAATCGCTGAATCTGAAGCTCCTGAAATGGCTTTAGATATAGTAGCTACTTCTTTAGGAGTTATTTTACCAACTAAGTTTTTCTCTAAATACTCAGCCAATGCAGATTGTTTTGCCTTGATGAAATCAGCTAATGATTTAGCATCTGTCTTAGCATTTGTTTTGGTTTGTTTTACAGCTTCTAAAGCAGCTTTAAATACATCCTTAACCTGACCCTTCAAATCTTTAACTTCGGCTTCAGATTCAGCTAATTTAGCTTTAATTTCGGCTATTTTTTGTTTAAATCCTTCAGCTTGTTTTTTTAATTCTTCTTTTTTAATTACATCATCTACAGTTCTCATAGAAGACATAGCGTCATTGAACTGCTTCTTTAATTCAGCTATATCTAATTTAGCCTTAGCTTTCTCTTCTCTTAATTTTATTTTTTCAGCTTTAGTCTTTTGTTTCTGAGCTTCTGTCTCAACTTTTTGAGTAGCAACACCAACTGAATATGCTTTATTTATTACTTTTTGCTGTCTAGCTTGTCCTACAGAAGGCTTTCTAGATACACCAGTAAGTTGCTCTATCTGTCTTTTGTAAGCAGTTTGAGACTTTCCAAATAAGAAATCAGCTCCTTCCTTAGTTAATTCAACTCCATTTGAAGCCATATCTTTTATGAAAGCACTCACGTCATAAGCCCCTAAAGCTATCTTATTTACAACGTATTTAATAATAGCCTTATTCATAGCTACTTGTTTCTCCGCTTGAACTTTAGGGTCGTATGCAGCTCCTAAATTGCCTAAGTTTTTCCAAGCATCTTTTAATTCTTGCTCTGCATTTTTAGTTTTATCTACTAGAGTTTGTCTTGCTTTAAATTCTTTAGGAGTCTCTGAAACAGGAGTCTCTACTACAGTTTGTTCTGTAAGTTTAACTAATTTTTTAATGCTTTCAGGAGCTTCTATTCCAGCGCTATTTATAACTTTAATAGCTTCTTCAGGAGACATTCTTCCTTCAGCTATAGCCCTATCAAATTGACTACCTATGTTCTTTCCTTTTACTTTTTTAGGCAACAATGCGTCTTCTATTGAATAAACATCACTAGATGAAGCACCTGTTTTATGAGCCTTTAACTCGCTTGAAGGTATAACCCTCATCCATTGAGTTTTTTTGTCTCCTAGTAAATCAAGATTATTTATTGTAGGTTTAACTTCTGCTTCTACAGTCTTACTTGGAACTGCTAAATCAATAGGTTCAGATACAACATCAGGAGCTCCCTTTGCTTCAGTAGGTTTAGGTTTAGATATGTTACTTAAATCTACATCCTTGCTTATTATACCTTTTTTATCTACAAGACCTTGCTCAAAAACACCATCTAAATTCTTTCTTAAAGCACTATATATTTCTGTGTCATTTAATTTTGAATCCTTACCTACCTTAACGCTATACGCTAAAAAACCATTTCCAGCACCTCTTTTCGTGTCCATAACAGATAATGCAGTGTGATAAGTAGTGCTTCCGTCTTCATTTTCTGTTTTAAATTCAACTATCTTACCACTTTCGTTATTTGTTAGTTTAGCAACTTTTTGCCTTATATCCTTTGCTGTTTCATAAGATTTGTCCGATTCTTTAACTCGGTATCCGTCATCTGTTCCGTGAAGAACAGAATCGTTGTTTATCTCTATTAATTGATTTGATTTTTCTTTTACTTCAGTAGGTTTAGTTTTTAATTCTTCTATTCTTGCCTGAGCTTCCTCTTGTGTATTATAAGGTTTAGATAGTCCTACATTTTCATTACCTGCATTATCATTAAAAACCTCAATAGGTTGTTTTGTGTCTGAATCTATTAATATAAAACCATTAGGAGTCCAAGCAACAATAATATTATCTTTGTTATCAGGTAATTTTAAATTAAAATCATTTGTCTCTATTGGTTTTTCAGCAGAAGTTCCTTTTGCTTCAGTGATAAGTTTATCGTACTTGTCATATATCTCATCAAACTTAGCTTTTTCTTCAGGTGCTGTTAACTTATCTTTGTCAACTTTACCATCTGTTAAAGCATTACTTGCATTAGGTATTGCTTCAAGTAGTTCTTTTTGCTCATCTTCTCTAAAAGCCTCTACAGCTTTCTGATTCTTCCAAGCATCTAATTCAAAACTATTAGAAACAGCTTGAGCACTTGAATATCCTTCAGGTAGTGTTTCAGGAGCAAGCTCTAAAGCTCCTCTATTTGGGTCTGTATTATAGTAATATACTTTATCTACTTTTTCTTGAACGCCAGGTACTCCAGTCTCTCCTTCTCCTGTAGGCTGTGAAGATTCGGTTGTTGTTTGGTCTCCTGTAGGTTCTTCTTGATTGGCTGCTTCCCTATCAGATTGTTGTTTTCTTTCATTGCCATAATTCTCTACTGCTTTTTTAGTTATTTGTGCATCGTCAAAAGAGGCTTTCTCTTCTCCTTTAGCTTTCGCTTCGTTTAATAATTCTATTCCTGCCTTGTCTTTTCTATCTATTTTTTCTGTATCAGATAATTTATTGAAGTCATCATATATGTACGTTCCTTCTATTATCTTTAATTTTCTATCCGTAAGAGATTTAGCTTCAGATTTAATCTCTTCTATCATCGCTACTTTTGTCTCCTTTGATATAACAAAATTATCCTCTAAATCAATTACCTTACTTTTTAATTCATCTAAAGAATTGTTTATTTCTAAAACTTCAGTTTTAACTTGATTAGGTAAAGCCTTTATTTTCTCTAAACCATCTCCAACTACTTTTTTATTATCAGTTATTAATCTGTCTATTCTTTGAGATAGTAATCCTTTGTCAGATTCAGTTAAATTAGGATTTGACAACTCACTTGTTAGTCTTGATATTTCTTTATTAGCTGTCTTTACTTTTTTATAATCAGATGCTTTTATAAAACCTTTAGCACCATACACAAATACTGTATTCGCAGTACCCATTCCAGTTGCTGAAATACCAGCATTAGCTATCCTTTTAAAGTCGTATGATTGTCTTGTTCCATTAGCCATCTCAATAGTTTGGTTTCCAAACTCAACACCACTTTCTTCTGTAACCTCTCCAACTAAACCTATCACTGGGTTTTTCTCAATAGCATTCATAGCCATTGATTTAAATCCTTTAGATATTATTTTAGCACCTTCTTCAACTCCTTTATCCGCTAATATTTTCTTAGCAACAGCTCCAGACGCACCAGAGAAAAACTTTCCAACAAATCCTTCTAGAACACCTGATGCAATAGCACTAGCTAATTTCTTTTCTGTAGACATATCAGGTTGCTCCTCTTTAAGCTCTCCATACTTCATAGCTCCTGAAGCAGCAGAAATAGTACCTAATGCAGCACTTGTTCCTCCAGTAAGCATAGCGGCAGCCATTAACGGAAGTGATTGCATTGTACTTCCAGTTATCATCTTAGCAGCTCCTAAGTAATTACCATTAGATATAGCTTCAAGAGGATCTACTCCATTCTTGTTATTGTATTCTTGTATTATAGAATTTGATCTATTTATATTTGCTTGTAGTTGTTCAGCAGGAATATTTCTAAGACCAAGTATCTTAGCTACATCATCAGCTTTATACTTAGTCATTACAGCTAATGTTTCATCTCCTAATATATCAGCAGCAGTAGCACCTATTGTAGTTGTTAAATCCCAAGCCATTTCAGGAGCATCTTTAACAGCAGCCTTAGCTAATGAGAATAAACCAACGTCTAAGTTAGAGACCAATGAATCTACAAAGTCAGGTTCTTTTTTAGTTTGCTTTGTTGCCTCTGATTTTATCTTAGATAACTCATCAGTCTTTTGTTGTATTTCCTCTTGGTTTTCAGGAGTTACTACAGCAGTAGAAAGCTCTCTTTGTAGCTTTAATTGTTTAGCATACAAAGGAGCTTTATTAACTGATTTTAATGGTTGTTTTTGTTCTGATTTAATTACAGACTCAGGTTTTTGCATCTGAGCCTGTTCTTCTTTAGAAAAACCAGTAAATGTTTTCATTTTACCTCCAACAGAACCACCCGAAGCCTTTACCGCTTGAGTTTTTTCTGTACCCAAAGAAGTAATTGGTTGAACCTTTGATGAGGATACCGAAGGAGTTTCTTTTGAAGTGGCACTCCCAACTTGATTTTTTTTTTGAGATATACCAATCAAATTAGAAAAATCACTTACATTTCCATTGTACCCATTTTTTGTGAAAACAGAATGAGCGTCACTTAATGCCTCTTTATCTGTAGATAAAAGAATTTTAAAATCATTGATACTTCCTTTATATCCTCCTTTTACAAATTCGCTATGTGCGTCATTTAATGCTTCTTCTTCCATTTATATTTATTTTTTTGGATTGTATTTGGAATATTTATTTTCTGTTGTTTTATTATACCCCATTGCTTTACGCATCGAAGGTACGTCTTTTATTTTAACTCCATTAAGCATCTTTCCTCTCATGTATGTAGCTAAATTTTGTTCTACTACAGGACCTATTGCTTGAGCATGATTTATCCTAGTTACTCCTCTAACTTCAGATTTAAGTTCTAATTCGCTTTTTAATGCTTCTTCTGCTTTAGCGTATAATTCAGTGTCTGTTTCTATAGACTTTCTTTCTTCTGCATCTCTTTTAAATTCTTGAAAAAGACCATCTACAGCTGCTTTGTAAGTCTTTGTTTTTGTATCTACATAAGAACCCCTTGCGATTGGTCTACCTGCCCTGTCATAAATAAGGTCAGACACTATAAAATCACTCATTATGTCTTTTGTTTGCTTAGGAACTCTTTGTGGATTATTAGCAGACCACTTATGGAACGAAGGTATTATGAATTTTTTAGCTTTTGCACTTGTTCCGCTAATACCAGTTAATACAGAACTCTTAGCATTTAAAGCGTAATTGTCTATCTGCTCTCCTTGTTCATCTGTATTTCCATAAAAATCAGCATTTGTTAGTCCGATAGTAGAAGGAGTAAATGGTTCTTTATCTCCAGAACCATCCTTAGGAGCGAAGAATGTAGTATCCTTAGCTACTTCTCTACCAAACATACCTATGATTTTATCAGCGTGTTTTCTTGCTATATCTTTTTTTTCTGTATCTGAAAAGCCACTTTTTCTAAAGTCATCTTTTTTCAAAACACCATAAATATCTCCTGCCACATAAGCAAAATTATTGTCGTTTACTTTTGAAAGACAATCTTCATATATCTTTTTCTTTGCGTCTTCAGAAAGTTCTTTGACTCCTGTTTTAGTTCTTCCAGAATATTTCTCAGTAAAATCCTTTTCGTAAACTCCCTTGGTTGCAGAAGCATCAGCATCAATATCTATTTTTGGAACTGGAGTCCAAATGTTTTTATAATATTCATTATAGTCAACACTCTTTACAAACTCTTTATTCTTTCCATCTTCGCTTATCTTGTATATACCAACTTTAGGATTGGCATCTTCATCAAAACCAAACTGAATCAATCCATCCTCAGAAGATTTAAGAAGATTCATTGTATATTCTTTATCTTTTGAATATATTTTATCTTGACCAGCTAGAGTTCCAAAATTAGTAGCTCCTTTTTGTAATTCTGTTAATTGATTGTTTAGGTTTTTATAATGACCAAGAAGCATTTCAGCTTTAGCTTTAGATTCAGGATTTTTATTTTCAATCCAATCATTCTTTAAAGCAACATACATCTTTAGACCCTTTGCTCCTTGATTTATTCCAGATGCATCAGCTCCAGCAGCTCCAGTAGCAACCATATCTGGAAACATACCAAGATCTTTTTCTCTTTCAGACTTAGCCTTGTCTTCAGCAGCTTTCTTAGCAACTTTTAACTGTTCATCTTCCTTAGCTGACTTTACTAAATTATCTATATTTAATTGTGCTACTGCTCCAAAATCAGCTTTAGGAGCGTCTACTGTAGCATAAGCATTTACTTTTCCTATAGCCATTATTATCCTATTTTAGGTGTTGGTGTTGTTAATCCTGAATTAGTAGGTAATGCTGAACCTGCCGTCTTGAATTTATCAGCATAATTAGATGCAGTTTTAAGACCTGTTAACTGAGAATATCCACTAGCCGCTGCCGAAGCACTTTGAGCCATACCCTGCAATCCTTGCCATTGTTGTTGTTGACCTGCTGAGAACTGAGAAGATAACGCAGCTATATTAGCATTCTTTCTTTGTTCTTCCATTGCTCTTATATTAGTCTCGTCTCCAGCTATAGCTTGGTCAATAGCTTTTCTTTGAGCATCTAATTCAGCTCCTGTTTGTTGAGCAACTGCTTGAGTTCCTGCTTCCACTCTTCCTAATCCACCTACTACTCCTCTAACTCCAGCTCCTTGTAAAGCCTCTATTTGAGCAGCCTCAGTTCTTTGTTGTTCTTGTTGTCTTAAATCAGCACCCATTGTAGAAACTTGTAGATTCTCGTATGGATTCTTTAATTCTTGAACTGGTAAATTCTCTAAAGCCTTTTTAGATTCTTCTGCTTGTTTAGCACCGCTATATGCTTGGTATGCGGACATCCCTAATCCTACAGCTCCTATTGCAACTGATGTTACTACTGCCATGTTATATTTTTTTATTTGTTATTTTAATCATTTCAGTACAATTATCACTACCTTTAATAAAACCACAACTTAAATACTTATTAATTAAATTTTGGTTCTTAACCGAAGTGTATATTATAGAGTATCCATTTTGCTCTGCTAAATAAGATAATCCATCTATTAATTCTTTTATACACTCATCCCTAGTGTATTTATCTCTTACATCTGGATTTGATACTATGTATTCCATCCAACACATATTTGAGTTCGTTAGGTATAAAAAACCAGCACATACATCTACACCATTTTTAGACACCATTATACCGAAATTACCATTTTCAGGTAATGTTACTTTAGGTGGTGGAGTGAATCTAAACCACTTCCACCACTTAACTAAAGTATCATAATCGTAATCATTTAACCACCTTACTGTTTTCATAATTACAAAAGTAAGTAAATTAAGAGAAACTTTTTATAGCCTCACTATTAACTGAGTAAACTTCTGAGTATGTATTACTGCTTAATTTAGCATCAACTTTCATATAGTATCCAAGTAAACCACTGGTCTCTGAAGATTGTGATTTAGATGAAACCAAGAATGTTCCAACTGAAGCTCCAACAACACTACTTAAAGTTATAGTTTGTCCTAATATGCTTGTTATGTTTCCAATGAAAACCAAGTTAGAATCTAAAACTCTATCTCCAACGCTAACTAATCCAGAAGAGAATCCATTAATAGTAACTACATTACCAACAATTGAAGAGACACTTCCTAATCCTTGTACGCTTAATGTGGCTGTGTCTACTGCATTTTCTCCCTCTCCTCTAACATATCCGTACCAAACTCCTTCTTTCTTGCTTAAATCGCCTTTATTCAAGTATCCATTCTGAAGGTCTGTTTTAAGAGTTATATCCCAAGAATTAGTTCCTTCAATCTCTATGGTTTTAAAGCTCTTTCTTGTGCTTGGTTCTTGAGAGAAGTTAAATGAAAATGTACTATCAGATTGAACTCCGTAAAAAGTATTGTAATTACTTGTCGCATTATGGTTATGTTTGTAAACTTCTCCATTCTTAAATGACAATAAGTGATTATTTACTCTTAACATTTCTTCAGGATTAAATGTTTGCTTAGTTGCAAATCCATCAGCATCTGTAGAATAAACCCAAGTTACATATTTACTTTCGTTGGTCTTAGTTGTGTATTTTATGTTACAGATATAAATATCGTAAAATGAATCGTATTGACCTATGATGTTATCTATCTTGTTATCTCTAAACAATCTCTTGAAGTAATCCTTCATTCCGCTGTTAGATATTTCAGTAAGACCATTTGAATCATTAAATCTCAACACTACTCCTCTCTTAACATCTGTACAGAACATATTTCTTCCGTACTCATCAAAACTTTCTGCGTGAGTAGATATTCCATATTCTCCACCATAAGGTACTTGCTGACCCAAAACATTCTGTATTCTAGATAAGTTGGTGGTTGCATCTGAATTGTAAAGTAAATCTTTACCATACAATATCTTACTCCACTTATCTTCTTGAATCACAAGAATATCAGTTTCTGTAGGGTGCATTTTAACAATCCTACCAAATCTTTTATCAATGTCATCTTTGTAGTTAGCTACTGACAAATTAAATTCATTTAATCTATTTACAGAAGTTGATGATTGGTAAATATCACTATATGTTATATCTGCATATCTGCTTATCTGTTTGTATTTGTCTTCTGTTGTCGATGTAGGGCAGAAATCAATCAATAATTTTTGCTTATTAAACGAATCTTTAATTTGATTACTCTCTGCTCCATTTCCAAACGAAAAGCAATTGAAAGTTCTTGTTAATAAGTGGTCTCCAAGTTGGTGTTCTCCATTAACTATTTGATAAATTTCAGGTGTTTCAAAATAAACTATAGAGTCGTTTTATTTTGGAAGTGTTTCAAATATAAATACACCAGATGTAATTCTTATAGATATATCTACATAAACTCTTCCGTAGAAACTAGAAAACAAAGTCTGAACACCAGCTTCAGTTCCTTCTACACTAAGTGCACACTTTCCAGTGGTAACATTTGTTGGTCCTAATGTTACGTTGTATTCTTTTTCTGAATCAGATGTAGATGTGAAACCAAGTGGAAGTATCTCTTCATTGAAAAAATCCTCAAATCTGTCGTAAGACTTTGAACTTATATATGTTTTATTAAATAATATTCTAGGTGGGTCATCACGATAGTCACTTCTGAAGTTAAATGTAATTATACTTCCCTGCGGTATTGCTAGTGGACTAGTTCCATCATTAAAGGCATCTATAACAACAGTTGGTCTACCGTACACAGTTCCAGCGGCTTTGCTATATTCTATAAATTCATTTTCTGAATACTGATAATCTATATACGTTCCATCTAATTCAGCGTAGAATCCACTTGGCTCTATAATTAATGTGTTATTAGAATCTCTGTTGTCTGGCAAGAAGTTTTCTGCTTTATCAGAAAGACTCAATACTCTAGTCTTAACCACATTACTCAATACACCGCCCTTATCTCTCTTTACAATAAGTTCGTCTCCTACATTAATCTTATCCTTTGTTTGACCTTTTATTAGAATCCAAAACTTGTTTTCATCGTAAAAGAATTGATTAGCATATATAGTTTCGTAATCTCTTCTATTTTGTTTTATAGCAAAGCCATATCTCTTAGCCCAAACAGGTGGTTTCTGGCTATTAGGTATAGATACCTTGATAATATTCTTATTGTCTGATGAAGAAGCAGGGATATATGTTGTATTGTTTGCAGATGTAAGAGCAGTAGTTTTTCTACCTTCTTGGTCTTCATAATACATACAAATCTCATAACTCCTATTTGATTTCATACTGCTATTAACACCAACTTCTCTGTAATAAACATTAGATGATGTTGGTTCGAAATATTCGTATTCAAATTCATCTGGAGTAGGGTCTGGATTATTCTTTATATATGTTATTGAAGGTAGTTTAATATCTATCTTTTTTGGAGATGGATTGGTTACTACAAATTCTTCATAAGTGCTAAGAACAAACCCTAATGGAGGTTCTGACATAGCACTTACAAAAGAAGCACTAAGAGCATCTTGTATATCACTAACAAAAGAAGAGTTGGCAAAGAAGTCGTTGAAATTATCAAAATCCTCTAAGAATATATATGTATAATAATCCGTAAAGAAATTATCTTCGTGACCAACATAATTTGATTTTATTCTTAGTTTTAACTGTATAGATGTTCCATTTTTATATGTGACATAGTCTGGAAATGTAAATGAAACATACCATCTGCTCGTTGGAAATATACCTTCTATTTGTGCAAAAGACGAAGAATCTATTTCTTTTTCAGTTAGGTTTTGAGATACATATCCTACTGAATAGTCTAGAAGCACATCGCCTCCAAATTCATCTATCAAATTCCTTCCCTCTACATAGTCTCCATACATTAATCTGTTACCAGCTATTGTCTGAATATTTGCCGTTAATGGAACATTGTCAAAACTTCTAAAGTACTGACTCTCTGGTAAAGTGCTATATATTTTATTATTAGAGAAAGATACGCTTTGAGTTGTATTGTCATCCCATAACTCTTCTTTCTTTATGAATTTATCTACAACATAAACAGTGCTACTTCCACTATTCTTGAAAAATACATCAATCCCAATTACATCTCTATCTCCTGTATTGAAATATATATAAGCATAGTTATATTGGTTTAACATCCCGACATTTTCCATAGTCTCAAAATTCAATGAGAATACATTAGGATAAAAAAAGTATTCTGACCACTGAGATATAGCAGAATAATATCCGTCATTATACTTATATCTATAAGAGAAAGATATCATTTTATCCTCAATCTCATTAGAACCTAAGTTTTCCGCATCAATCCTTCCTTGTATCGTAGGAGATGTTTCTGGAGAAGGCTTTATAACACTTATCTCCAACGAAGTGAATACATAAGCAGGGTCTGCTGCAAACAACGCCTTAAATCTATCTATATTAACTATTCTAGGTGGGTTATATCCATCTGTCCATGCTAGTATTGTGTTTTCATTCTCTGAGTTAACAACGAAATTAACATTATATATTCTGTAAGATGTGCTAAAGTTCAATGCTCCTCCAACTGCACTTTTTAAAACCACAATTGTAGTTTCAGTCTCTACATTATATTCAATAAGATAATCGTGATTAGTTCCCTTTATAAAGTAGAACAATCTATTGTTGGCATCATCAGACATAGATCCAATTACCATAGCTCCAGGAATGTTTAATGAAGTAGTCTTAAAGTTTCCTAAAACCACCTTACCAACACCAGCAGCTCCACCATCTTCAGAAGTAACCATAAAGTTCTCCGCATCTGTTAACTGTCCATTAGGAGTTAACCTTTCGTCAAAGTCTTTATTTACTTTAGCTTGAAGAAAATTATTTTGTATTTTCATCTATATATTTATTTTAGCCATTGTTTTCTATTATTCAATATGCCATGAAGATTAACTTTTCTCAACTCTAACAATCTAATCTTTGCATTTTGAAGTGCTGAATGGTAGTCTCTCTTAGCTCTATTGATAACATATTCTTGAACACCATATTTGTTATTAAGAATCATATACTTAACATACTCGTAAAGAGCTTGTTCTGCAAACTTATGAACACTAATAAACTCAGGGTCTCCCTCTAGTCCATCAGAGATGTATTCTATAACAACTATTTTAGAGAAAATATTTGAAGAGAAATTCATTCTTCCAGTTCTCTTATCTATTACAAATGTTCCGTTACCGTTTTGAGATGTGTCAAAATTAAAGTTTGGAGATGCTGACACTGTATAGTTACCTTTAGCTTCATCGCTTGGAACTTTTATATATGTAGAACCTGAGAAGTTATTCTCAACAACACTAGGCGTAGCCTCTAACGGATAACCATCTTGGTCAAATAAGATATTGTATTGGTGGTCTTGTAAGTATGATCTAGCAATAGTTGTTTTATTGTTAATTGCTAATGGTTGAAGAGTTCCATCGTCTCCAACTACAGATACTCTAACATAAGAAATATAATCAATAGGAAGTGGAACACTAAGTGTATCTCCAATCTCTAGCTCTACATTTCTAATATCTTTCAAAGCATCATAAGACAATTCTGATATACCTCTCTTCATGTGGTATAAGACATTATATCTCTTTACATTAGACAATAGTTTATCATCTCCAACCATATTGGTAATGAAGTTGTTTACTAACTCCGTCAATGTAACATATTGGTATTCTCCCCATTTAGCCTCATCTTCATAATAATTGATAGGAGGAGTAGTTATATCGTGACTCATAGTTTATATTTTTATAATCCGTTTCTTTGGTCCTTGTATGTCTCTTCTGCTTTTACAGCTTGTGTAACCTCAGCTTCTCTTATTGATATTCCACAGTATCCTAAAATCTTTGTGATTAATTCTACCTCACAAGATTGGTGTAATTCAAAGTCTTGTCTATCTACAGCAGAAGCATTGTAAACTGGATTTCCTGCTATCTCTATATAAGTCCACTTAGGTTGTTTTGGAACTCTAATGTATGTAGCTGAGAAATCAGTATCTAACAATGTACTTGGATATACTTTGTATTTACCTCCAATGTTTACATAGATAGGATATTCCGCTGATGGAGCAATAAGACTATTGTTTACAACTCTATTTATCTCTAGTTTAGAAACCTCCTCTACATCGTACTTATTCTTGTAAGTAATGTTTAGCATTCTATATAAATCTGTAGCGTCTACTGAAAGCATGTTATTTAAATCATAAGACATATCTCCAACCTCAGTAAGCTCATCTATTCTCTCTCTTAGTTGCTTTGGAATATCAGAGTATTCTGAATGATACATTCTATTGTTTTGCTTTAAAATAGCTTTTGCGTACTTGTGGAAGTCATCTTCAAATATAGCCATTTGAGCCATATCAGAGAAACTGTTGAACTCATTAGGCGTAATGAATCCACGATTTTCTTTCGAAATTATGTATAAAACTGTATTTCTTACTTTGTTAATGTTGACCATATTATATTATTTTCCACAAAGATACTCAAATTATAAAATCATTAAAGAGCCTACTAATTCTATAATTAATTATATTTGTATAAAATAAATAGATAATGGTAGGTATATATAAAATAACAAGTCCTTCAGGTAAAATTTACATAGGGCAAAGTGTCGGTATAAAAGAACGATTTAGAGGATACAAATATTTAAAATCAAAAAGACAAACAAAGTTACACTATTCTCTTATTAAATATGGATATGTAAATCATGTTTTTGAAATAATACTAGAGTGCAATATACACGAATTAAATAAATACGAGAGATATTACCAGGATAAGTATGATGTTCTTAGTAATAATGGACTTAATTGTAGATTAACTCAAGATGGAGACAGAAGCGGAAGATGCTCAGAAGAGTTAAGAGCTAAATTGAGTGTTATAAGTAAGAATATGTCAGATGAAACCAAGCAAAAAATCAGTAATGCTGGAAAAGGAAGAAGACATACAGAGGATGTGAAATTAAAAATGAGTAAATCTCATAGTGGAAAATTATTTTCTGACGAACATAAATTAAATATAAGTAAAAACAGAAAAGGGATGTTGTTTTCAGATGAGCATAAAGTTAATTTAAGTAAAGCTAAAAAAGGAATTAAGCAATGTGAATTGGCTGTAAAGAAAAGAAGTGATTCTATGAAGAAAATAATTTTAAATATTAATACTGGTATATTTTACTTTGGAGTTGAAGAAGCCGCTAAAAGTATCGGAATGAAGCCATACAATCTTACCGCAAGATTAAATGGAGTTGTTAGAAATAATACGTATTTTATTCGTGTATAATAAAAAGCCCCTGAGTTTATCAAGGGCTTTTTGCATTTTAAACTAACTTAGCTTCAAGGAAGTTCATAAAATTCTTTCCTTCTTTAGATGTATGTAACCATCTTGCTAAAGTATCATTAGGTTCGCTATCATAAGGTACTCTACATAATACATTTTCTTCGTTATAGAAAACCAAATCTTTCAATTGAACTAATCCTAATTCTTGAGCTTTAATAGCTACAGCTTTGATTTTAGTTAAGTCATCTGCTACTAAGTGTAAGAATGTAACTGGGTCTTGTTTAGCGTACATTAATACATCTCTCTTGATCTCACTTGTTTTCTTCTTAGTAGAACTTGAACCAAATAAAGCCAATGCAATACTCTCTAGTTCTAGAGCTTCTAAATCGAAAGCCACTTTCATAGCCTCAGCTTCTACAACTAAACTACTCAATTCAAATTCAGCATCTTTCTCAGGATTGTGTTCTTCAAACAATAATCCCTTATGTGGATGTAATTCAAGAAACTGTTGTAATGTAGGATTGGTTTTAGGAACTTCTAATTTTCCATTTTTAAATACAATGAAACCTAAGATGCTATCATCAAATTGTTCATCTTGAAATACAGAGGCATTGTTTGTAGTATATCTTAATGCTCTACTTCTGTTCTTGGCTTCATCATAGTATTGAAGAGCCGAATGTTGTTTGTGTCTGTTCTGTAAAAAGAACTGTAATGGTACTTGTTCAGTAGTTAAAAAGTACGTTCTGTCTTTGATAGAATCCTCTACCATTTTTTTTCTTATTGCCATTGTTTGATTAAATTAAATATTTACGCAAAGTTATATAAAAAAAGGGAGCATATTTCAGCTCCCTTAATTATTGGTTATTGTTTGGTTATGCTTTTAACATAACGAAGTTGTTACGACCCATTACACATAACGCTCTTTCAGAAAGCATGTGCAATTCGTTAGCATCTAAATCACTATTGTTAGCACCACCAGCTGAACCAGTAGCCCATACTTTGTAACGTCTGTCTTCTGTAGCAGATTTACGGTATTTAACGTGTAAGAAAGGCAATGTAGCATTAACTCCTAATACGTTATCGTAAACTGTTTTAGTTCCAGATGGAGCTAAAAGACCGTTAACTTGAGCAGTACCTGTGAAAAGACCACGAGCAGTAGCGTCATCTAAGTATCTCCATTGGTTTTTGTAGATTTCATAACCTGCCAATTTGAATCCTGTGAATCCTAAGTTCAAAGCCATATCTTCAGAATTGTTGAAAGCTCCGTAAGAAGTTCCACCAACACCGTAAGAGTTCAATGCAGCCAACATAGTGTCGATAGCTCTATCTTGAGTAAAAGTGTTGAACATCAAGTATTCAGAGATAGCACCTTGCTTGTTAAGACGAGCTAAGATTTCATCAACCTCAGTAATGCTGTCAACTAAACCATTAAAGATGTTTCCTTTAGAAGCAGCTTCGAAAAGACCTTCTGTACCTGTGAAACCAGCTGTTACAGCAGCAGAACCAGCTTCAAAAGCAGTACCTTCAACCATAGCCATTTCCAAGTAGTCATCAAATCTTTGACGAGTTTGAGCTCTTGATTTCAAATACCAAAGGTATCCTGCACCATCTTCTCCTTGTACTTCAACCCATCCAATTTGAGCCATATCAGAACCATTAACTGAATCTTTCTCTTTGATGATGATTGGTTTGTTTGAAAAGATTTCTGGTTGAGACTCAAGAGACTCTTCACGACCATTAGTTCCTTTTCTGTATTCGTTAGCATAAGTAAATACGCTTAATCCTGTAGTAGCCAAAGTACCAAAACCAGCAGCTAAAGTAGATGCTACAGTAAAGGTATCAGCAGTAACAGCTGTAATCAAACCTTTTTTCTCAACACCAGCACCATCATTGATGATTACAGTATCGTTTTTACGGAATGGGTGTGCTACAAGTGTAAATACAGCAGATACACGAGTTACAGCTTGACCTACTGGTCTCAAACGACCTTCTTCGCTCCATTTAATCAAGTCAGATTGAATAGGCATTTCTTGAGACATTTTCTCTAAGAAACCTTTCAAAGATTGGTTACCATAACGAGCAAATTCTTTCTCGTGTAATTCAGGTAAGTATTGGTTAGTAAAATTAAAGTTCGTTGCGTCTAAATAGTTAGATGCTAAAATTTCTTTTGAAGCAGAAGGTGTTAGCTTTACTGCTGGAGTTCCATTAAGTGCCATTGTTTATTGTTTTATTTATTTGTTTTATTGTACGATTTTCATTGTCATTCCTCCAGTTTTTAATGTGGATTGAGATGGTCTCATTCCCATGTCGATATTCTTAGAATTTTTAACTTCACTCTCTATTGCTTTAGCTGTTGCGGTTTCATATACATTTTTTAAAATGCTATCATAATTCATTGCTACGTAAAGAGCTTTGTGGTATCCCTCAATATCTTTTAATGTTCCATTCTCGTCTAAAAACTTTTGAAAAAAATTGACGATATTGGATTGAGTATTCTTAACATCTTCTACGTTACCTGGCTTATGTACTAAAGATTCTTCCCCAACTTTGAACTCAAAACCTTTGAAATCATTAGAGAAAAATTCTTCGGTTTTACCCAAGAAATGTTTCGTTTGTTGTTCTACTCCTTCTTGTTGTGCAGATTGCTCTGCTTTTAATTGCTCTAAAGCTGTCTTCGCTTCTTTATAATCTTCAGGTACATTCTCATTATTAACCAATAATGGTACTTTGTATTTCTCCCTTAGTTCATTAAAATGCTCAGTAGCTTCAGCAATTGCTTTTTTGTATTCTCTTTGTTTCTTTCTAATATCTTTCTCGTCATCTAAATCTTCATCATAACCATAAGTATCTAGAAACTCATCTTCAATCTCTTCATCGTTTAAATCAGGATTCCTATCTCTAATTAATTTACGAACAAGATCTTCTTCTTCAAAATCAGATGGGTCTCTTTGGTATTCTATAAAGTCAGAATAACTTCTTCCAGTTTCTTTTTTGAACTCAAGAAACTTTTTTACATCCTCGTCAAGTTCTACTTCCTGACTTGGTTTTAATTTATTAAGTAAGTCTGGGTTGTTTTTCAAAAACTCAGATACTTTCTCTTCATTTAATTCTTCAGTATTTTTAAGAACTTCTTCAGAGGCAGGAAGTGTGACTTCTTCTTTTTGTTCAATCACACTATTGCCATCTGCTACATTTTCTAATACTCCTTCTTCGGATAAATTGTCTTTCGTTGTATCTACTACTTCTTCCTTAATTGCATTTGGGTCGTAAAATTCTTCACTTCCCTCTAGTCTGAATTTGTAATCCATATTCTTATTTAAATTAAATTGAAATTATTTTACAAAATTAGTAAAAATTAATATATTTTTCGTATAGACTATCTAGGTTCAAATCCTGAGAAATCAAAACCATCTAAGCTATCTTCTTCTGACTCAAAGTTTATCGCTGGAGACGCTTGTTTTCTTTGCTCTACCATCTTGCTTTGTTGTGTAGCTTGTAGCTTTGTTCTCTCGTCTTTCCTATCTTCCTTGAATGTTTCTACGCTCTTTTTGTTCTCTACTTCAGCACCTCTAAGTTGCATGTTATAATTAAACTCAATCTCCATTAATTGTTTCTTAAGTTCAACTTCCATCTGCATTTTAGCAATCTCTCCTTTTATTCTAGCTTCTTCAACCTGAGCTTTAGATTGGCTTTCCATCTGTATAAGCTGAGCTTTTGATTCAGAAGCAGCTTGAGCAGACTGAATATTACCTTGAGTTTGAGCTTGAATTTCTTCATTCTTTCTTTTTGACATCTCTTCCATTCTTCTCTTTTTTCTGATAGAAAGAAAGTTTGATGCTAATTTTATATTTTTAATATTCAGAATTGCATATTTATCTTCAACTCCTAAGTTACCATTTTGTATCTCAAACGAAATATCTTGCTCTAATTTAGCACGTTCTTCATCATCTGGATATAAATCTATATTGATAGCAAAGTCATACAAATAAAGGTCCTTAATTTCATCAAGATTAGTAACTGTTGTTCTGCCTATCTTTCTGATTAAATCATTTTTAGATTCAGCATATTCAAGTACATCAGATATTCTTATAGATACGCATCTAGCTAATTGTCTCATAACATGAAGACTTCCTTCTAAGATATGTCTTGTAGCTACATTAGAGCTATAAGCTGCCATTTTCTGAAGACCAACTAAACTATTCTTATCAGGATTACTTCCATCAACAGCTTGATTTATACCAGTTACAGTTGCAATCATATCTAAAGAGATTCTAATTGATTCCCACAAAGACTGTATCTTATCGCTTCCTGATGAGTGTCTTATCTCTTGAATTGGAACTTTAGCATTGTTAAATTCTCCACCAACTGAAGATGAACGACCTATAACAGTACCAGTTTGAAAGTACATATTTAAAGCGTCATCTACTGTATAAGCATTTCCGTTTCCTAATGAAATATCAACAAGACCATCTACATCTAAGTATTGACCATCAGGCACAACTCTTTGTTTGATTTGTTGTAGTTTTAACCAAGACATTTGAATATCATCAGCAAAAGGAATAATCTTAGCTACTAATGAATCAATATATCCTTTGTAACTTTTAGGAGCACACATAACATAATTAGGAAGAACTTTATTTAAATTAGATTTCTCCTTAACCATATTCTTGCATACACTCCATTGCAATAAGATATTAGTTCCTAATACCAATACTCCTTCAAACCAAACCTCTTCTACTTTTGTAAGTTTTTCAAAGCTAACATCTCCTTGACCTTTATAAACAAAGTCATTTCCTTTAGGAATAACTTTAAGACCACCTTGATTATTCTTTTTCTTTTTCCAAACTTTCTCTCTTGATGTTTTGAAATTAAAATAAAGTAATCCTACTTTACCATCTATTCCATCGTCAGTTGAATTGTTTACATCAATTTCGTAATAGTTGTTCCAAGATTTACCTACGTCTTGTATTCTATCTTTCTCATCATTTGAAAGTCCTGGAAACTCTTTATATACTTCTGAGATGTTTACATTCTTGTATTCTCCAAAATAAAAACAATCTTTGTAATAAGGATCTTCTGTATAAGACCAAACTAAGTTAGCAGGGTCTACATACTCTATCTTAACTCCATCTGAGTGAGTAAATCTATGTTTAACAGCACCAAGACCAATCTCTACAATATCTTTCTCGTATCTGCTTTTAATTACATTATTAAAATCATTTTCTTCAAATACAGCTTGAATAGCTAATTCAGAAGATAACTCAATAGATGGTTTGTAATCTAGTTGCATGTGTAAGTCTAACTCTTGCTCAGATTGCGGAAGTTTATCTTTTGGTATTGTAGAGATATCTACACCCAATCCACCTTTAACAGCTTCTATAAACTCTTGACCATCCATCTCGTCTTTTACTTTTTGACGATACGATATTCTATTTTCAGTAGATACTGGGTCAACAGAAAATGCCTTAACAGAGTAATCTCTATTAGCCATTCCATTAACTATCAAATCACAGAATTTAGGTATAACAGGAACAATACTCCAGTCAAGATTTAAATAAGATAAATCTCCGTTATTAGCCATATAGTCTTTATACTTTGAAATGCTTTGCAATCCATTAGCATATAATCTTCTTCTGTGAAATTCAGTCTTGTTATCAAAAAATTTACAACTCTGTCCTTGTTTTTTAAACCATTCGTATTGAATAGCTTGACCTACCTGAAGTCCGTAATCGGAACTTTCTTGTATTTCAAATGGTTGATTTTGACTTGGAAAACCTTTGAATGTAATTGCTACACCATTTTGTTTTTTTACTCCACTCATTTTTTATGTTATCTATTGTTGTTGTATCTTTTAATATTCACTACAATTGGTTTCGATTCAGAATGACTAGAATATAACTTTCTATTAACAGCCATTATAGCTAAACCCGAACTGATAGCAGCATCAAATTTAGTTCTATTATTTATATCAAACTTCATCCAATCATCAAGAGTGTTATTAAATGGCATATTACCATAGTCTTCAGTCTCGTGATTCATTCCAACATATTTGTCAATATACGCTTCAATAGCAGATGCATGTATTTGTTTTACGTCTTCAGATGAGTTAGGCATACCTCCAATTTCTTTCTCAGTAGGAGATAATCTATTGGCTGCTTTGTCAAATCTAGTAATTGCAAAGTTACGATAACCTCTGTTCTTAAAATGGTATAGTAAACGAGGCTTATTGTTCTCAACTAATATCGGCATACCATAGAATACACAAGCCATAAGAACATCCTCAAAGAATATTTCTGCTGTAGATGGTCTTGCTACATACTCTAAAAAGAACGCATTACTAGGTGCGTCTTTCATTGTAAAACCAGTTAGTCCATGTAAAGCTCCTTTAGATGCTCTGCTCGTTTCTTCGTTATAATGTCCTGAAGCAGATACTCCTTCTACAGTTCCTGATATATCATAAGGGTCACATCCAAATGCACCTATATCATCATTTAATGGAGACTTACTATATCCTCCAAATCCATTTTTAGATTCAAATCTATTTCTGAAATCTACTGGTGGTATCCAAGAAACTAGAAACCTACCATTATTATCAGGATGCCATTCTACAGTTGTATCTGGTATTCCATTTTTCCAAGCAAATCTTCCTCTAACAATATCATTATTTACATTTATGCTATCGTTAAATAATTTCTGCTCATTTATTTTCTCAACATTAAATAAAGCCTTTAGCAATTCATCTCTAAATGCTTCATCAGTGGTCATTGGAAATGCTCTAAGCTCCTCATTATAAGCAACGTCATTTTCTTTCCTCTTAGCTTTTCTTTTAGCTTCTAAATACGCAATAGATCCAACTGTCTTTCTAACTCCATTAACATTTGTAAAAGACTCTCCTTTATCTACTGTCTCGTGACATACTCCATAAATATCTGTAAACTCAGTCATATTCTTATGAGCTGGTAGAAAGAATGAATATAAACCACTTGGTGTTCTATCTGTAGTCTTATCTCTTTTCTTTACATCAGATGCCAAGTATAAAGACTTAAATTCAGAACCACCTTTACTCATTGCATTTACTGTAGAACCTACAAATGCTTTTCCTACAATCTTACCACCCTCATCAAATGTAGGGGATACTTGACCCCAATGCTTTTCAAAGTTAGCTCCACGAACCCATTTAGAAGCCTCATCAGCTAAATATCTAAACATCTTCTGACCATCATAAGAACTCTCTACAGTAGGAAGGTAATCTATAAGTGTATTTAAATATCCATCTGTATTTGTATCTTGTTTCTTCTTTGCTGCTTTACTTCTATCGCTTGGTTTTGCAAACTCTAATAACTTCTTAGAATCTAATGTTCCCTTAACAACTGGTTGAAAAAAGAATGGTAGATTTAAAAATCCATATGAAAATTTAGAGAAAGCCTTTTCAGCATCACTATCTGATTTAGATGTGATACCAAGTCTAGAGTTTATTGTTGATGTACTATCATTAAGCATCTCACATATAATCTGATATGTAAAACCAGTTCTTCTTGACTTAACAAACATCTCTCCTAAACATCTAGTATCTACAATACAAGCTCTTGAGAAATAAAACATATCTCTTTGAGCATATCTAAAATCCATGTATCCTCCACTATCCTCCATCTTTACCCATTGTAAAGCAAAGTAGTGGCTTCCAGTTATGTACACAGGTTCTCCGTTGTTATAAAACCAAACTCCTTCTCTTCTTCTTCTATATTCCTCTACTACGTAAGAAGCATAAGCATCTTCATTCTCAGGAGATAATCCGTTTGGAACATCTAATCTTTCCCAGTATTGATCTTTCTTTTTCTTATCGTGAAATAATATTTTCTTTTTATCTTTAGGAACTTCTGGAATAGTAATCTTTAAGTTGTCTAATTCGATAACTTCTCCTCTAGTTCCAAAAGGACATATACACACAGAATCGTTTTCCTCTACATACCAACTCTTATAATAGTTCTTTAATGGAAACAATTCTCCATTAGCAAACTTCTCAGGATAACCTCTTTTAAATTCATTATCCTTTAAATTTATAGCATCAGCATCTAATTGTAATCTCAATTCAATAAGAGAAGAATCTATCTCCACAATAGCCTGATGAATAATTGGTTTTGCACTAATAGCAGCAGCGTGTTTCGATGGGTCTAGGTCTGCATAATCAATCCTCTCTCTCAATGCACTTCTAAGCACGTTTAAGGACATATCTCCTGCTGATACTAATCTACCAACATACAGCTTTAGTTTTTCCTCTGAAGGTGCGTTATTTGAGTTTTGCCACTTTAAGAGAAGTTCCTTCGTGTATTTAAAAGAATCTGTTTTTGCTTTTACAATGCTCTTTAGCTTGTCAGAATCCACAGCAGATGTATCAATAGGATATTCTAATCCCTCTATCGTTATATCTACAGCAATCTCTATGTCTTTACTTAAACCTTGCATAAGATTCTGTTATGATTCATTAAATACAATCTAGTATTATGTATGTTAAACTCGTACTCACTATCTCTCTTAAAAAATACCACATCCCCATCTTTAAATCCTTGCTCTATAAGTGTCTTTGGAGTTGCGTATAATTTACCCTCTCTCTCCACCTCTATAGTTCCCTCAAACTTTGTATCCTCATCAAATGGAGTTACAAAACAAAATGGGTCTAAAGCCTTTAATTCAGAATCATTATATATAATTCCGTATATCAAACTTTCCTCTATGTAATATAAATTTTCTGTTATCTTATACATTGAAGGTCTAGGGAATCCTTGATTGTCATATTGAGTTCTAAATGTGTTGTGCTGAACTACAATTGTATCTCCTTCCTTTATTTCTCCTTTATAATCAATAGGAGTCATTATTACTACAGCCATTCTCTGAGTGTATGTATGGTCTTCTATTGATGTGTTAACTATTAATCCGCTTTCAAGTTTGTTTATATACTCTTGGTTTCTTAATGGTCTAATGATGAAATAAAGTGGACTCTTCATATTTTACTCCTTTGTATTATATTCTATATGACTAATTGAATTTACATTAAACGATTTCCACTTAACTTTATGGTCATCGTCTTGCAAATATACATCAAAGAAGTTGTCATTTCTTACTATGTCAGATACAGTCTTATCTTTTAAAACTGTACTTCCTACTTGGTAGTGAAGGGCAGACTTCAAATCTGCCCCTATACTAATCTTTCTAATTATGTCCATTATACTACTACTGTTACTACGTTTGTTGATGAGTTATAATAGTAACATCCAGGAACTAATCCTCCAGCAAGTGCTGCTGTATTGTTTGCATATTGAATACCACTAATGTTAGCAAAGTATGTGCTATTAATATTCGCATAAGGAGCAGTTGGATAAACATATTGTAAACTAGCATTTTGCTTGATATTCTTTATAGAAGAACCTGTTACGTTATAAAATATTCTAGAAACAGGAACTGTTCCAGTATATCTAAATGCACCATAAGTTGCATCAGCAATCTCTAATAAATCACAATTAAAATCACTAAAAAGAACTCCATTAGTGCTAATGTCTGTAAGTGTCAAGTTATTTACCTTTTCAGATAAAAATCTCCCAGTATAAATCTCAATATCAGCAGCTCCAACAGCCCAATAAAAAGAAGCACATCCTCCCATTTTAGAACCGCCACTTATAGCATCTTGACTTGTCTCTTTGAAGTCACGAATACCAATGTAGTTTTTAGATTTATATTGATTACCAACACTTCCAGTATTTTCTGACTTTATAAAACTCAAATCATTTTTAGTAGAATAAACACTTCCTGCAATAGTTTGGTAATTAATATAGAATGGATTGAAGTATATATTAAAATTAGTTATAGATAATGTTGTGTTTTTTGCATACAAAATAGTAGAAGAACTTCCTTGAATCTCTAATCCATTTACAGTAAAAGCACCTTCTCCATTCCAATTTATATTTTCCAAATAAACATTATAATTTGTTGTAGGTAATGAATTTTGAGCTTTAACAAGTATTCCAAAGTGAGATACAGAAGTTTCTCCATAACTTACTGAATCAGCAAGATAAGCATAGTCAATTATTTTACAATTTGTAAATGACATTCCAGATGTGTTTTGAGGTCCAGTAGTCGTAGGAGACGTGTAGTTTAAATGTCTTACTACCTTATGAGTAACTTCAGATGCAATAGTTACATCTTCAAATGTCATTTGTATTTGATTGTCCAATTTACTATTTGTAGTTTTTGAATCTAATCCGACTAAATACTCTGTAGATATAAAGTAATCCTGAACTCCTTTATAAGTCAAAGTAAATCCACCACCATTTAATTTCAACTTATTTATTGAAACGTATGTCATTCCGTAAGTAGCATCTACAGCTAATGAATTAACATTAATATTACTAAGTAATCTAATAGTTCCAACTCCAGCATATTGAGGAGCTAATATAGTTCCACTTCCTTTAAACGCATCAAATGCTTGTTTAAGATATTTATATGGTTTTGCTTCAGAACCATTTCCATCAGTTGTTGGGTAATTCTCATTAACGTAAAAGAACTTAGCACTAGCATCTTCTGGAAGGTCTATAAAAATACTTCCGCTAGACTCAGACAATACCAAAGTGTTTGTTGATATTCCTTTTACAGAATGTTTCTTTGTAGAGTTATTAAATGAACCATAAACACTTTTAGCAGATCCAGTCGCTGTACTAATTAAATTCTCTTTAATCTCAATAGATACATCTGTTGTATCAGAACTAACGTCTAGTGAAACACTATCTTTAATTCCTTTAAATTCATGTTTACTATTAACTGCGTTATATCCCTTGTAAACATTTTCACTTCCTACACCGATATTCAAATTAATATCAGTTTTCATTTCAACTAGAATATTTCCAGTTTCAATAGATGATATTGTTTCTTTAGATAAATTTAAACTAGTAGATTTTAAAGAGTAAAATTCGTGCTTTTTTGTAGCTACATTGTATCCTTTTAAAATATCAAGACCATCTCCTAAACTAACATCTCCTCTTAATAAGATAAAATTAGAATCAGACAATGGAGTTTGACCAACACCTACTGTTACGTTCTGTGATTTTAATATGTATTTATCGCCATTTACACTAACTACTACTATATGATATGGCAATACTACAAACACTGGATTAAGTGCGTTTAATACCGCTGCTGGGCTAGTTAATATTCCGTTGTAAGTGTATTCAGTATATTGCATAGTTCCTCCAACAGTAGGAGATAAACCTGCTAATAAGAAGTCACGAACATCTTTCATTTTGTAACTCTTGGTCTTTGCACCAACAGTATCTCCATCACTACCTATAATGTAATCGTTGTCGCTTACAACACCATCATATACATATAAGTCAGTTCTATTTATTCTTGCCATTTTATATTTTTTTTTAAAAGTTTATTCTTGAAAAGTTATGTACTCTATATATAATGTATAATATCAATATAACTAATAATACCCACATATAATTAAACGTAGAGTATTTTTTATAAAGTTTCTTATCAGATTCAACAACGCTTTTTTTACCTTGTTCTAGTACAGCTTCTGCTTTCTCCTTAATAACTTTTACATCGTTTATAGTTTCTACAAACTTATTTCTTTTTGTTTTTTTTATAATAACATTCTCGTAAGGAACTCCCTCTATGTACATTGGATAAGATTTGTCTACTGGTTCATAAGAAACATCTTCATTCTCATCTACATTAGTTATTTTATTTAAACTAGTTGAGTCAACTTTTACAATTTTAATTGTTTCTCTTACAGTATCTTTAGTGACTTCCTTTTTTGTTTCAGAAACTTTTTTAGTTCCTGAGCAAGAAGCAAATAATACTATTGCTATAATTAATAAATACTTTCTCATTTTTTAAAATATATTTGAGATTCCTTAATTCTTCTTCTCTCCAATCCCTTAGACTTTTCGCCACCTACATTAACCCACTTTAAAAACTCATTAGAAATTGCTAATTGATTATGGTCTTTATTAATCAACTTAAGAAGAGTACTATTCTTTATATTTCCAATACCAACATTATATGCGAAAGATACTACAGCGTTTATTTGGTTTTGATTTAATGGAGTCGAAACCAACTTATCAACTTGTTTTGTAAAACTATCTACTATTACTTTTAATAACTCTAAAGCCTCTTCTTTTGTAATTGGATTATCTAGCATTGTTACTTTTCTACCGTCTTTATAATAGCAATTTCCGTAACCTATAGTTGCTTTTTTAGCAGGACACATATAAGGCTTTAAAGACAACCCTTCAAACTCAGCTATAAGATATAACCCATCTTTATTTACTTTCATCTTGAATTTCTTTTTTTAATTCTTTGCCAAAGTTAATCATTTTAATAAACTCTCTTACAATGCGCTTTCCTGTTATTTCATAGAAGTTCTCCTCTATGCTTCTTAATTCTAACCAAATCAATCCTATTGATAATATTTTTGTTAAAAACAAAGGAACTGATGTTACCATTATTATAAAATCTCTTAATACTAAATCTTCAAAAAAGAAAAATGCTATTAATACAGCGTTATATGTAATAACTTTTGTAAATAATCTTGCTAAAAATTTTGGGCAGAAGTTTTTTGATTTAAAAGACTTTACAACTTCAAGAAGAGCATCTACAATTATGAATAAACATACCGTCATTAACAATGGTATCGCTGGAGA